AAACCAGAAAAAACACGCGAATATCGGGCGGCGGCGGCAGCGCTACTCAGAAGTGCGCTGTGGGGCTCCTAGCCCCGCCCCCCTACGCTGCTTTGCGCTTGCGCGGGCTTGCGCCAATCTGCGCTCCCGCCAGCAGCAGTCCGATGAGACGCTCGGATTCACGCAGCACGCGGGGGTGCTGGTCGGTCCAGGCGGCGTGCGCTTCATCGCGCAGCATTTCGACGGGGACCGCAGGACCCCAGAGTTGCTCGATCGGAAAGCGTGCCTTGCCCTTACGCTTGAAGGCGCCGTTGCCGTAGCGGTTGACGACGAAGGCCGAGCGGAAGGTCTGGGCACGTCCCCAGATCCTGGCACGCACGCCGTAGGAGAACTGCTTGGCACCGAAGACGGACAGTGGCAGATGCCGGCCGGAGCCCGCGGTCGTGGTGGCGAGCGTGGCACGCGTCGCACCCTTGAAACGCATCGCTGCATTCACCGCACCGCGCGGGATTGACGATTGCAGGCTGAGCGCACGGCGCATCGTCGTGAAGGACTTGCGGCCTTCCTTGTTGAGCGCCATCGAGAAGGCACGCCGCGCATCACCCTCACCAAGGCGGTTGCATGCTGCCTCAAAGCGGATGCGCACATCGTCGGCATCGAGAAAGACGACACGCATCTTCGACACCTCCCGGAAAAAGAAAAGGCCCGGAGGGGTTATCTCCGGGCACATTTCTAAGCATCCAATAACGGAACTTTTAGATGCGTTTCGGTTGATCGTCAAGACGTTTTTGCAAGTTATTTCAACATGATAAGTGCTTCGCACTGGCGCGTAACGCATCGTAGCCCTGTCGTGTGGATAAGCTCACCTCAGGCGGAACAAACGCACCAGTGCGTTGAGTGCCACGCGCAGATTGCCGATGTCATCGGCGTCCCAGTGCTGCCCATCCTCGTCGGCGCATATCATCCGGTAGACCACGAACGTCGGCGGGCGTCCGGGCGAGAGGCGCTGCTCACGGTCGCAATCAGCGAGTGCTGCGGTCGCCTCGGCGTAGCGCCGCTTTACCTTGTCGATGACCTCAAGCCCCGGCTCACTCGGGCTGGCGCCGAATATGCCCTCGTTGACCAGGAGCCCTGTGACCGAGCTCGGGCTCGGCATCGGCAATCCGACGGTGACGTTGTGCCAACGGTAGAGGTCGGCGAGAGCAATCCGCTTTGAGCACAGATTGCATGAATGGCGGCTAAACGTGCGCCTCACCGCGGGTACAGTTCGATGGCGCCATCCTGGTTCCCAGCATGTCAGCGGCATCTGCAATGAAACCAGAAGGAACCCGAAATGAACCTCGTCTCGAAATCCCTCCTAGCCGTCGCCTTCGTTGCCTCCAGTTTCACGATTGCACCGGTTGCCATCGCGCTTCCCTACGGCCCCGATACCTGCGCCGAGGGCTTCGTCTGGCGCGACGCCGCTCCTGGGGACCATGTCTGCGTCACGCCGGCCGGTAGGCAGCGTGCCGCCGAGGAGAACGCAGTCGCAGCATCCCGCATCGATCCTGCCGGAGCCTATGGCCCCAACACCTGCCTCAACGGTTTTGTCTGGCGTGAGGCCTTTGCCGGCGATGTGGTCTGCGTGACGCCAGATCGTCGCGATGCCGTGCAGAACGAGAACCGCCTTGGACAGTCGCGCCGCGCGTTGGCCTACGGCCCGGATACCTGCATTAATGGCTTCGTCTGGCGCGACGCCGCTCCTGGCGACCATGTCTGCGTCACGGCCAATTCCCGCCAGCGCGCCGCCAACGAGAATGCGGCGGCGGCCTCCCGCATCGACCCCGCCGGTGCCTACGGTCCGAATACCTGCATCGACGGCTTTGTCTGGCGCGAAGCCTTTGCTGGTGATGTGGTCTGCGTCACCCCGGCCCGCCGCGAAGCCGTGCGACAGGAAAACGCGACGGGAGCGGCTCGCAGGGTGCTGAACTAAGCTTGCCGGGCATCGGCAAGCGCGGGGTGCCAGAAGCAGCGGCAAGAACTGGTCGTCACCACGCGCAACCAGTCCGCCGCTGCGACTGTTCTGGCTGGCGGCTGATGCGGCTCCGACAGCGGAAGACTGGCGGTTTTTCCATCGCACACGACGGCCGTTTCGGCTCGGATTTTTCCGGACTGCGAGACAGGGGAGGTTTGTTGATCAGGATCAATCTCGGCTATAAACAGCGCCGGTTCCTTTGTAGCCGGTGCGAGAATGGGTAGGTATCGAGATCATCGTCAGTCGCGAAGCCGCGGCCAAGATGGTTATGAGGGCGGTGAATATCCGGAGCCCAGCTTTTTTCAACAGCGGGCCACCGCTGTTGGGCTGACAAGGCCCGCCGAGGTGCCAACCAGCGCCGCCGAGGATGCTGAGGTGCGTTGGTTCAATGCCGGCAAGGGCTTCGGTTTCGTGAGGCTGAGTGACGGCTCCGATGCGTTTCTCCACGGCTCACGGTTGCAGGCCGCCGGATACAGCGATCTGCCCGAAGGTTCGCGCCTGAGGATCAGGACAGAAATCGGCCCGAAGGGTCCGCAGGTGGCCGAAGTTCTCTCTGTAAGCCTCGGTGCCAAGGATGCTCGCACACAGCCAGTCAGCCCTGCTTCAGGACCTCCTGTCCGGCTAGACCTGGAGGAACCGGAGAGCGTCGGCATCGTTAAATGGTATGACCCGATCAAAGGCTTCGGCTTCATCACCATCGACGACGGCGATGTGTTTGTTCATGCAACAGCATTGGCGCGCAGCGGGATTTCCACGCTAGCCGCTGGAGAGGGCGTGCTCGTCAGGCTCAGCCCAGGGCGAAAGGGTGTTGAAGTTCAATCCATCCGGCTGCGCTAGTCGGACCGGTCAGGCACATCTGTATGAACGCTTGCGACACGCCGGATCTCGCAACTGGTGAGCGGCCCGAGGCGGTTGGTGAGCCAGGCTTCCGGATCGGGGATGCGGGTTAGATCGACGCGGGCGGTCCGGGCGCGATGGCCGGGTCCTTCGGGGCGATAGGTCACCTCCGCGGAGGAGTGTGACATTTGGCTATTATAGAGGTCTCTATAATAGCAGTTTGTCACACTCCTCGACCGATCCTGCCGGACTGCGGCGGCCGAGGACCAGAGCTCCGGGAAGCAGGCAGCCATGTCGGCGGCGTTCTCGAGCTCGATGCCGGTCAGCGCCATCAGGTCGCGCCGGGTCGGACGGAGCTCGGACCAAGGGACCAGCGCATCCACCGTGACCGGTAGGACCACGTCGGTCAGCAGGTCGATCTCGAGCGGTGTTGTGGCGGTGCGGTTGACGCCACGCCCACGCCCCATCGCCTGGATCAGTTCGCCCTCGCAGATGCTCCAGCGCACGGCCTCGGTGATGGGATCGGCGTGTTCCTCCATCGCGAGCGGCGCGGTCCGGTCGCCCGCGAGACGGACGCGGCGCTCGACCATCGGATACCACCAGCTCGCGTCTTCGGGGTTCGGTGCAGGCACGCGGCCGGTCAGCGCCATGGCGTTGAGCTCCACCGTGTGTGGCGCAGGCAGCGTGCGGCCGAGCACGACCATGCCGCCGATCCCGCCCCAGCGGTCGAGCCCGCTCAACGCGTTGAAATGCACCGCCTCGACCCGCGACGGCAGGCCGGCCGACCGCAGTGCGTCGATGGCAGACTTCTGCCCCACAACCAGCAGATCGATGACCTCGCCGGGGCGATGGCATTGCCGGGCCCGGAGGTCGATCCAGGCTCGGAGGTCGCGCAGACGGGTCCCGGCGGCCTTTCTGTCCCGTTCGGGTGCGTCGGCGGAGGGCGTCAGCGCGCGCGCAGAGGTCGGGCTGCCGGTCACCTGACGGACGCGAACATGCGGCTGGCGCGCGGCGACGGGCGCGCCGATGTCGATCCGCGGCAGATAGCACTGCACGAGCTCGGGTCGGAGCGTGGCATCGAGATGCAGGATCGGCGCCTGGGCCGCCCAGCCGGTCCGCATGCGGCTGCGCCAGCGCAGGCGGAGGGCGCGGACCGAACCGGCCTCGGTCATGTCGTGCACGATCTCGGCGCCGGCGGCGTCGTGGCCGTTCTCCAGCGCCTCGGCGAGGATCAGCCAGAGCGTGGCGCAGCGCCCGGGCGGCGCCCATGGCTCGCCCGCTTGCGGCAGGACCGCCTCGATCCGCTTGCGCCGCTGGACCGGCGACATGCCAGGGCGCAGACCGGCATCGCGCATCCGGCGGCGTTCGAGTGTGGCGGCATGGCGGCAGTCGTCCGGGGTGAGGCCGACGGCTTCCAGCAGGCCCACACGCAGCGGACCGGGCTCGGTGACCCTCAGCGCCTTGCAGAGCCGCTCCCGCGCCGCGATCAGGTCGGCGGTGGCGCTGACCTCCATCTTTCCCTTGCCGTTGTAGCAGGTGAGCGACGTGCGGCCGGGCTCGAGCCCGTCCTGTGTCAGAGTGGCCTTGCCGTCGAGACCGCGCAGGCCCGACTGCCAGAAGGCTTCGTCGATGACGAGCAGCCCGACCTCGCCGATGGCCGGCGGCTTGATGTGAAAGAGGCTGTCATGGGCGCAGACGATGACCTGCGCCGCCTGCGCCAGCGGCTTCTGGCGCTGGTAGCCGCAGTCGTGGAACAGCGGGCAGAGCAGCAGTTCCTCCCCGTTCTTCACCTTGCAGCAGCTCTGTTCGACCGGGTGCTCGATCTCGAGCGCGTCGAAGGTGGCCTCCGTGTCGAGGCACATGAGCTGGTCGGGATTGCCCGGCGTGGGATCGGGTGCGGTACGGCCCTTCCAGAGCATGGCGCTGAGCCCGAGCGCCTCGAAGGCCGTGACCTGCTCAGCGCCCAGATCGTGGCGTGGCACGCCATAGACAACCTTGCGCTTGCCGAGCCCGCCCGCGGCGATCAGTTCTGCGATGGCGGCGCGCGCGCTCGAGGTCTTGCCGAGGCCCACGTCGACCGGGAGCCCGAGGAGCGGCGGCAGCGCGGCCGGTGCGACGATGTTGAAATCCAGCGGATCGCGATTGGAGTGGGGGTTCCTGGCCTCCTCCTGCGCCGCCTCGACGGCCGCCCAGTAGTCGGGGATCGCCGCCATGAAGCGGGCGATGGCCTCGGCAAGGCTGGCACGCGCCTCGTCGGGCGTGAGGACCGGTGCGGGATATGTCGGCGGCGGCGGCAGGATCCGCGCCGCACTGGCCACTAGCGCCGCGACGGTGACCGGGCCCTCGGCGCAGAAAAGGTCGTTGGCGTCGCCAGGGCTGTCGGGCACGGCAAGACGGCCGTCGACCGCGAGTGCGACCTTGCGGGCCGCCTCGACGCCGGGATTGCCGTCGCGGTCGGGCTTCTCGTCGTTGTCGGCGACGAGGACGAGATCGGCCTCGGGGAAGCGGGCCCGCAGCGCCTCGGCCACTGGCATCAGGTTGCCCGCGTCCATCGCCGCGATCACGGTATGACCCGTGGCCATGTGCAGGCTCGCGCCGGTCGCCCAACCCTCGCAGATCAGGACGGGGCCGTTGGGCTCCCCGAGTGGCCCCGGCTCCGCGCCCACCACCGCGAAATGCCCCCGCTTGGCGCCGCCAGCGAGGTAGCGCTTGGCCCCGTCCGGCGCGATGGTCTGGACACTGTGCAGGCGGCCATCGCCGTCTTGCAGCGGCACGACGAGATATCCGCGCGAGTCGATGCGCAGGGCGAGCGGCGCAACCTTCTTGACGGTGAGATAGGGATGGGCATCCCGGGCTGGACGGGCATTCGCCCAGATACGCTCGGCGCGAACTGCAGCTTCCTCTGCACGGACGACGGCCGGGTCCGCCTCGTCGTGAGGCGTCTGAGGCGACGTTTCCGCGCCGGGCTGGGCCTTCGGTGAAACCGGCGTGTTCGTCGAGAGAATCGGTGGCGCCGGGTGGACTCGGGTAGGCCGATGGCGTCGCCCGATGCCGATACGATCGGCCGTCCAGTCCAGCGCGTCGCTACGGCAGAGACCGAGATCCCGGCTAACCAGATCGACGAAACCGCCGCCGTCGCCCGCCTCATGGTCGAACCACATGCCCGCCTTGGCGCCGCCGATCACGACCGAGAGGCTGCCCTTGCGGCCCCAGCGCCATTCCTGGCTCGCCCGGAAGGTCGGCTTGCCCAGAAGCTCGACCGCGAGTTCCGGCACCCGCGCGCGCAGATCAGCGTCGAAGGCCTGCCAGTCCCGCACGCTCATCGCCGCCACCACGGGACGTGCGCGATCGCGCCGACCGGCCCGAGGGCCGCAGCGACGATGCGCAGGGGGTGACGGAGGCGGGCGGACACGGGTGCTGCGGAACCGGATAGGGGCGTCGTTGCCCCCGGTTCTGCCGCGCATCAGACCACCCTCGCGACGTCGGAACCGGTCCGCCCGGCCGCAGGCCATCGCTGCGGAAAGGGGTGACCCCTTTCGGCAAAGCGTTGAAATACCATCAGATTATGGGTGGACCCCAAGGGCCGAAATGGCCGGCTCCATACGCCGCCGGGAGCTGGTGACTGGCAGTGGGCGGACCCCACCCAGACACGAATGGGGTGAACGGTTCCACCCGGCAGCTGCGCTGTGGCGAGGTGGGTGGACCCCTATGGTCTGCGCGTCGTGATCAATCGTGGCTACGGGTGCTTCGTTGCCGGCGGCAACGGTCCACTGGTCGCCGCGACGGCCTTTAACAGAAGCGACCCGGTCTCGCCTCTACCAAGCGCCCGCGCCTCATTGGTCCCCAGCCAGCCCGACCTTGGGAAGATGACATTCTTCTTCGCTGAAGCCCCGCCCACGAAGTGACAGGGTGCTTGTTCCAGCCCGAAACATGCTTGGGGAGGATGTGCAAAGCAGACTGGCCTCTCCCGCGAACCATTCGGCACGGTGGCTGCCCGCCGCGCGGCAAGACGCCGCGGCAGGCGGTGCGGAGCGCAAAGGGGCGACTTGCTGTGGCGAACTGGATCAAGGGTTTCGAGCAGGCGAGTGCGCGCAGCCACGCCGACGACCCGATGTACGACTAGGACTTCAACTGGATGTGGACGGAACTCGGGATCGCCGACCTGAGATCGTGACGATGGTCGGAGCCCCGGCTATCGGCCGATTTATCCCGCCTTCCGCAGATCCGGCCCCGGCACCCGCTTCGCGCCGCCGCGCTGCGCCGACGGCAACCGGATCAGCGTCGCCATGGCGTCGGCCAACTTCTGCGACACCGGCTCGCCCTCGATCTGCTGCTCGAGAAACCAGTCCATCAGGCACTCCTTCTTGCCCTGGTTCCCCGGCGAAATCCCGAAATGCGTGATCGCCGCCTGCATCAGGTCGAGATAGGGCGTGGTGTAAACCACATCTGCCGCGCCTTGCGCGGGTCGCACCGTCTGCGGGATGTAGTCCGGCCAGATCGCCTTCACCATGAACTCGGGTACCTCTATCTGGATGTATTGCCAGGAAGGGCCGTTGAGTTCCCAGCGGCTGACGTCGAACTCTCCCACTCGCCATTCGCTAGTGGTGATCAGGCTGGGGTCACTGGCGTGCAGGCGCCAGGAGACGATGGTCCTTGGATCCGGAAAAAGCGCCCGTGTCGTCGAGAGGCGGCCTGTTGCCCGGATATAACCGTCGCGAAGCGCCAACAGGAGGCCATCGCGAGCCCTGCGGCGCACTGAGCGTGTCACCTCAGTCGGCAACTCGGATGTCTCAGGCAACGGATGGTGAACCTCAGAAAAGGCCCGATACAAGGATCTGGCGTAATCCTCGAGCTCGACGCGCTCGACATGAGCGATTGCGGCCGAGACGCTGCACGACGACGAGCCAAGCGTGCACGATCTCTGCATTGGCGTCCCTCTGTCATGACCTGACCAATACAGAAACATAAAGAGAACATTCCGACTCGACAAGCGTCCTCATAAATCTCGGTTGAACGGTTCCACCCCTTCCAGCCTGACACGGAGTGACCGGTTCCAAGGTCGCGGGCGGCCGCACACTCCCATACCGACGGATCATGAAGTTCGGCTCCGTCCCATCCATCGTCCCAACCCGCTTCATGCCTCCCCGCTGACCCCGCCGAACAGAGTGTCAGAGGACGTGTCATGGGCGATCTTGGGGGCGTTGTTGCCGAGCCAGGCAGCAATCTCCCAGACCCGTTCGGCAAAGGTCGACGATCGGCTGTCAAGCATCGAACCAGTCCTTGATCGTGTTGAAAGCTGCCGACCCCTCGGCGATGGCCTTGGCGTCGAGGTTGTGAAACGGCACACCCCGCGCCTCGCGCAGGCCCTCTCGCGCAAGCGCCACGTTCTCGTCCGTGGCCCACTCGGCGAAAGCGCGGAACTTGCCAGCCAGATGCCGCCAGGCCGCTTGTTTCCGGTGTGGGCGGGACGTAGAGCGGGTTGCGGCGGCCGGGCTTGCGCGGCGAGCGCAGGCCCCACAGGGCGGCATCCACCGCCATCTTGCGAAGGGCCGCACGCGTGGGCTCCTCGCCCCGTTCAAGCCGCTCATCGAGGGTGCGACGCACGGGACCGGGGTCGGCCGCCTCCGCATCGCGGATGAAGCGGGCGTCGTGAATGTCCTTGTGGGTCAGGCCCAGCTCGGCAACCGTTGGAACTTTCTTCTCGTCGGAAAGAAGGTCGGTGCGCTGGCCCTGGGTCGATACAACACTGACATCACGTGCAGCATCGTATTCGTCCGCGAGCCGCCGCTTGGCTCCGGCTTCGATGGTCAGCGCATCGGCCTGTAACGGCCCAGTCCGTTGCCGCTATGTCGATTTCGGGCCGTGCCGGATAACGCCCCACCGCCACGATCAGCGCAGGCTTGAGGGCATTTTCGCCAATGTGCGCGAGGATCGCAGTGAAGGCTGTGCCAGCCGCTGCCCGCAATTCCTCCGTCAGCTCGATGCTGAGCTGGCGGAAACGGGCGCGAGCCTCCTCGGTCATCGGCACGATCATCGGGTTCGCGGCAGTGTTCTGATCAGCGGTCTTGCCGGTCAGGTCGCCCTTCCTGCCCCCACCGCCCGCCGCGATGATTTGCAGCCGATGACGGCCGCCGAACGGCTCGATGAACTGGCGCAGATTCTGAGCGCCGGCCTGCGTCGGATTCTGCCCGAACAGTCGAGCTCTTTATCTGCCCAAACCCGAGACAGTTTGGTCGACTTCTCGCCCCTCAAGAGCGGTGTTCGTCGTCACAAACTTCGCAACCGAGTTGGAGGCTGATGATGAAGACTGCGACGAAACCCAAGCCCCAGGCGCTGCCGCGCGCCGGGGCAGATGCCGCGGCGGACGGCACGGTCCTCGCCCAGCTGGCGGCGCTGCAGCGCCTGTCGGTCAACGAGCTCAAGGCAAAGTGGGAGGATTTCTTTGCCACCGCGGCGCCGAACAACAGCCGCGCGTTTCTGGAGGTGCGGATCGCCGGGCGGATCCAGGAGCTGACCTATGGCGGGCTCACGCGCGACACGCGCCGCGCGCTGGATCTCCTGGCCGATGAGGTCGAGGGCAAGGTCACGCGCAAGGGCATGGCCGATGACGCCCGTAACCCGCTCCCGGGCACAAAGCTCGTGCGGGAATGGAACGGCACCGAGCATACCGTCACCGTCTTGGCTGACGGCTACGACCTCGGCGGCAAGAAATTCAAGTCGCTCTCCGCTGTCGCCAAGGCCATCACCGGCACGAGCTGGAACGGCTTCAGGTTCTTTGCGCTCGGCACCGGGAGGAAGGGCTGATGGCTGGTACCATTCTCAAACGCTCGCGCTGCGCCATCTACACCCGCAAGTCTTCCGAGGAAGGCCTCGACATGGAGTTCAACTCCCTCGATGCCCAGCGCGAGGCATGCGAAGCCTATGTGGCCAGCCAGAAGGCCGAGGGCTGGGTCGCCCTACGCGACCGCTATGATGACGGTGGCTTCTCCGGCGGCACGCTGGACCGGCCTGCGCTGAAGCAGCTGATCGCCGACATCGAGGCGGGGCTCATCGATGTCATCGTCGTCTACAAGATCGACCGTCTGTCGCGCTCGCTGATGGATTTTGCCAGGCTGGTCGAGGTCTTCGACCGCAACAACGTCACCTTCGTTTCCGTCACCCAGTCGTTCAACACCACCACATCGATGGGGCGGCTGACGCTCAACATCCTGCTGAGCTTCGCGCAGTTCGAGCGCGAGGTGATTGGCGAGCGCATCCGCGACAAGTTTGCGGCCTCCCGCAAGCGCGGCATGTGGATGGGCGGCTTCGTGCCGATGGGCTACGACGTCAAGGACCGCAAGCTGGTGGTGAACGCGGCCGAGGCTGCAACCGTGCGGATGATCTTCGAACGCTTCGCCGCCCTCGGCTCTGCATCCACCCTGGCACGCGCCCTCCAAACCGAAGACGTCCGCAACAAGCGCGGCAAGCGCATCGACAAGGGTTTTATCTACAAGCTGATCAACAGCCGCGTCTATCTGGGCGAAGCGGTCCACAAGGGCACATCTTATCCCGGCGAGCATGATGCGATCATCACCCAGGAGCTCTGGGCCAGCGTTCACTCTATCCTGAAAGAGAGTCCCCGCGAGCGCCGCGCCAAGAACCGCAACAGTTCCGAAGCGCTGCTCAAGGGCATCATCTTCACAGACACCGGTGCCGCAATGACGCCAACCTACACTCGCAAGGGCGAGCGACTTTACCACTACTACACGTCGATGGACCTGATCCGGAACCGCGACACGGCGAGTGACGCAGGACCGATGCGGCTTGCCGCCGCCATGGTGGACGGCGCGGTCATCGACGAGATGCGGCGGATCATCGGCGCACCTGAGATTGCTGCGCGGGTGATCGAGGCACAGCGGCGCGAAGGCGCGCCCATGGACGAGCGAACGATCGTCGCTGCGCTCCATCGCTTCGACGACCTTTGGGATGCGCTGTTCCCGGCAGAGCAGGCGCGGATCGTGCGGCTGCTCGTCGACAGGGTCACCGTCGGTCCAAGCGGCATGGCCGTCGATCTTCGCAACAACGGCATCACTGCGCTGGTCAGGGACTTGGCTGACAGCACGCACCTGGAGGCCGCATAATGACGCAAACGAACGACACGACCCGCGTGTTCATCCCGCTGACGCAGCGGCGGCGTAATGGTCGGCCGCGCATCCTGCCACCCGAGCCAGAGGCTCATTTCCAGTCCCGCAGCCAGGACGCGCACATTCTTCGCGCCCTTGGGCGCGCGTGGGCGTGGCGGCGGCGGCTCGAGACTGGCGAGGTCGCCACGATCCATGATCTTGCCAAGGCCGAGGGCTTCACCGACCGCTTCGTCAGCCGCGTGATGCGACTGGGCTAAGCAAGACAATCTTCGACTGATGAGTATGGTTCATCAATATAAATTGCGTCTGTTGATCCGGCGAAATACATATCGTTGAAGCGTTTGATGAAGAAGGCGTCAGTTTCGCGTCTTCTGCGACCGT